AGCTACGGGCAAGCAGGAAAAGCTAAAGGCGGTGGCCCAAGAGTTCGTGTAGGAACATCTAAGGGGGACAGTTACTGTGCAAGAAGCCTTGGAATAAAAAAAGGTCTTTCTAAAAAGAAACAAAATGATCCTAATACTCCCAATAACTTGTCTCGCAAACGATGGAAGTGTTCTGGGGCTAAATCCAGAAGGACATAAACGATGTTTAGCCCTTTAGTCCTCTTATGCTCTATAATTACCTTAGAATGTGCTACTTATGGCGGTCCTGTATTTGAAACTGAAATAGGGTGCTATACGGGGATGCAACAGGTTGGTATACCTTTTTTAAAAGAAAAGTACCCTGATTTGGTAGTTACAGACAAAAGATGTGTTTACTGGGGTAAAGTTAATACAGAGGTAGATACTTAAAATGGCTCCACGCAATTATAAAAAAGAAAATGCTAACTACAAAAGCAGACCAGAACAAATAGCTAAACGTGTTGGTCGTAATAAAGCCAGACGTATAGCTACAAAGGCGGGCCTAGTTAAAAAAGGCGATGGTAAAGACGTAGACCATAAGAATGGCAATCCCTTAGATAATAGAAAAAGTAACCTACGGGTGCAAAAAGCATCTAAAAACAGATCGTTTCCAAGAAACAAAAAAGCAGGAAAGGCTTAATACAATGATGGGTATGAAAAAGAAAGAAAAAAAAGTAAAAGGCTATATGGGTGGCGGTATGGCTGCTAAAAAACCTATGAAAATGATGGGTGGCGGTATGGCTAAAAAAACTATGGGCTATAAAAAAGGTGGTATGGCTAAAGCTGGAGCATCTAATCCTCCTAACAGAAAAGCTAAAAAATAAAGGATAAAAATATGGCGGTAGGATTAGGATTAAAATTATTAGGAGCTGCTGGATTAGCAACAGTAGCATTAGAATTAAACACTTTAAAGAACTTAATAAAAGAAGAAGACAAAAAAGGTAATATTTTAAGTCCCAAACAAAAAATAGAAATAAAAGAAAAAATAAAAACATTAACAAAAAAACTTCCTGACTTAAAAGGTAGACCTTTTGATCAACAAGCAGGTAAAAAACTAAAAAAACCTGAAGGTAAAGCTGAAACAAGATTTTACAAAGGCGGTGTAACTTTAAAAAAGCCTTCACCTAAACAAGCAGGACTAAAGAAACTACCTACACCTGTACGTAACAAAATGGGTTATATGAATAAGGGCGGTATGGTAAAGAAAACAGGAAAGAAAAAATAATATGGCAAAGGGTGTACAGCATTACTATAAAGACGGGAGAAAGTTTAATGGGGCTAATCATAAAATGTCTGATGGGACCTTACACACTGGTAAAACTCATACTAAAGGCTCTAAACCCTTGGTCCATTTTAAAGACCTCACAAAGGCAGCAAAAGAAAGATCTAAACGTGCCTAAGTATTTAGTAGGAAAGAAAAAGAAATAATGGCTAGACAGTTAACAGAAAATCAACAAAAGTTTCTTGAAGTACTATTTGATGAAGCTAATGGTGATGTTATATCTGCAAAGAAACTTGCAGGGTATAGCGATAATACCCCTACTAGACTAGTTGTTGAAGCATTGAAGGACGAGATAGCAGATGCTACTCGTTCTTACTTTGCTCGTACCGCACCAAAAGCTGCAATGGCTATGACTAATGCGTTGTACGATCCTACTGAGCTAGGCATACGAGATAAGATGTCGGCTGCTAAAGACTTGCTAGATCGTGCAGGATTAGGTAAAGTAGATCGAGTTGATGTAAGTTCTTCTGGGGGAGGAGTATTTATATTGCCAGCTAAAGAAGGCACAAACGAATAAAGAGTTGGGAAAGAGATACTATAGGCTTTTGGGAACTACCAAAGCCGCACAGAGGCCAAGAAAAAAACTGGCATACTATTGCAAGATTATCAATAAAACAAATTCCTTTTGGGTATGAAGTTAATCCTGATAATGAAAGACTACTAGAGCCAATACCTCACGAATTAGAAGCATTACATCTTGCTAAACAACACGTCAAACAATATAGTCTACGAGATGTAGCACAATGGCTGACAAGACAAACAGGGAGAAGTATCTCCCATATGGGTTTAAAGAAAAGAATAAGTATTGAGCGAAAACGTAAGAAAACAATTATTATTAAAAAGCGACTTGCCGAACGCCTCCAAAAAACGCTACAAGAGATCGAAAAACTTGAAGAAGACAAAGTTGGAGCCTATTCAAGCAAAAGAAGTTAAACAACCTACTCTACTACCTGCTGTCCCTATGGCAGCACCGTTTGACACTGAAGTTGCCCAAGATATAGTATTTAAACCTAATGACGGCCCCCAGACAGACTTTTTATCTTCATCAGAAAGAGAAGTTTTATATGGTGGTGCTGCAGGCGGGGGTAAATCTTATGCAATGCTGGCAGATCCACTACACGGATTAAACAGCCCTAACTTTAGTGGGCTACTAGTCAGACACACGACAGAGGAACTACGTGAGCTTATACAAAAAAGCCAAGAACTATACCCTCGTGCAATACCAGGTATCAAATGGTCTGAAAGAAAGAGCCAATGGATCGCCCCTAAAGGTGGAAGACTTTGGATGTCGTACCTCGACAAAGATATGGATGTTACACGTTATCAAGGTCAGGCGTTTAATTGGATCGGTTTTGACGAGCTAACACAATGGAGTTCTCCTTACGCTTGGGACTATATGAGATCTCGTTTGCGTAGTGCTTATGCATCTGAACTAGGTTTGTATATGAGAGCAACAACAAATCCAGGAGGTTTAGGACATCAATGGGTTAAAAAAATGTTTATCGACCCTTCTCCGTCAAGAAAACCTTTTTGGGCTACGAATATAGAAACAGGGGAAGAAATACGCTTTCCTAAAGGCCATACTAAAGAAGGACAACCTTTATTTAGACGTAGGTTTATTCCTGCTAGTTTGTTTGACAACCCCTACCTAGCTGAAAGTGGCGACTACGAAGCAATGCTTCTGTCTCTTCCAGAACATTCAAGAAAGCAATTACTAGAAGGTAACTGGGATGTAAATGAAGGTGCTGCTTTTCCTGAGTTTAATAGAAAGATACACGTAGTTGATCCATACAAAATACCAACCAACTGGACAAAGTTTAGAGCTTGCGATTACGGCTACGGAAGTCATACAGGAGTTGTATGGTTGGCTGTAGCACCAGACGAGTCGCTAGTAATATACAGAGAATTGTATTGCTCTAAAGTTACAGCAACAGATCTTGCTGATATGATACTTGACGCAGAAAAAGAAGATGGCACAATACGATACGGAGTACTTGATAGCTCACTGTGGCACAATAGAGGGGACACAGGCCCTAGCCTAGCTGAACAGATGAATATGAAAGGGTGCAGGTGGAGACCCTCAGACAGATCAAAAGGATCTAGAGTGTCAGGTAAAAACGAATTACACAGACGACTACAGGTAGATGAGTTTACAGAAAAACCAAGAATAGTGTTTATGTCTACCTGCACTAATACAATAGCACAGTTACCAGCTATTCCATTAGATAAGCGTAACCCAGAAGACGTAGATACTAATGCAGAAGACCATTTATACGATGCTTTAAGATACGGCATTATGACAAGACCTAGAAGTTCTATTTGGGATTTCAACCCAGCAACACAACGATCAGGCTTTCAAGCGGCTGATCCTAGCTTTGGATATTAAATATGGCAGAAATAAACGACCTATCATTTGAAACAGACGATGTAGTAGCCGCACAAGATGCAGAAGATAAAATCTTTGAATCATCTAATGCGGTTGTTTCTTTTGTATCAGAAAGATTTAAACGTGCAGAAGATGCCAGAGAAGGTGATGAAGAACGATGGCTACGAGCTTATAGAAACTATAGAGGACTTTATGGGCCAGATGTACAATTTACTGAAACGGAGAAGTCTCGTGTATTTGTTAAAGTCACAAAGACTAAGACACTTGCTGCATATGGGCAGATTGTGGATGTTTTATTTGGTAGTAACAAATTCCCTTTATCTGTGGACCCTACTCTTCTACCTGATGGTGTTAGTGAGTCAGTACATATCAATATAGATCCTGCCGCAGAAGCAGGGTTTGACAGCTTAAAAGAGTCTTCAACTGACGCTCCCCCAAAACCATATTTAATTGGTCCTGACACAGATCTACAACCAGGCGAAACAATAAGAGACTTACAACAGCGACTA